TATTGCTTCGCACTTTTATCAATGGTGCTATAATTTCCCCTCCAACATTAAGTTGGACATATACGGACCCGCTGTGTTCTTAAGTAGTATGGATACATCGGACGAAGAAGCTCTTCTAAACCCAAGAAGCGTACAATTTCTAGGAGAATTCTTAGAAAAGGAGATATTCGAACATGACCCCGGAGACGAATGACGATGAGTACGAATATGTTGAGTATGGCGAAATTGGCCGTTACGACATATTAGATCACAGGGATAACAGCCCTTATGACAAGCCAAGCTGGAGATGGACGTGGTCGGGGCCACTAAAGAGGTTCACCCGCTCGAATACGAGCCGAGGCTTCTTTGGTGGGGAGCCCTATATATTCCAACACGTCATTGAAGATTACGAACCCATTTATGTACGGAGAAAGAAATCTTCAAACTAGTCCTTGAAGGCATATCATAGGACTGCTATATAATTTTAGTATAAGACAGATTGGAGTAACGCTATGGCGTTCGGTCTTAGACAAAAGATTCTCGACCAACTCGAGAAAGAACAGGAAAAAACAAATATGAGTACCAAAGGTGACGCATTGCGTCGTTTAGCCGACTTCGTAGACGACAACGAGGAGTTGTTTGAGAAGATCGACTTCAGTACCCAACAAATCCACTTAGGCAAGTGGAGTCATGACGATCCAAAAGCGGTGTTAATAGAAATAGCAAAGGCCGCAGCAAGCGATCGATTTATTGAGGTAAAGAAGGACTACAGCAGTAGCTACTTCAGCCTCTACCTAGACTTCCACGGTATAAAGCTAGAAGCGTGGACTACTAGAGAAACAGTTTGCGAAAGAAGAGTAGTAGGCACAGAGACGGTAATTAAGAAAGTCCCTGTGGGATTTGAAGACCAAGAAGTCGAAGAGGAGATCGTAGAGTGGGATTGCCACCCACTCCTGAAGAGCTAGGGCTAGGCGAAGAGGAGATCGATGACTACATCGACAGTCTTCCTCCATGGGAACGTTACGGAGCTCTCAATAAAGAAGAGCCACCTACTCCCAGGGCAGGGTGGAAGACTTTCCTTCTAATCATCCTCCTCTTTCCTAGCTCAGCGTTAGCACTAGCCTCAATGCCATTTATGGTTATCGCGCTAGTATTTCCACCCCTCATACCCATCATATGGTTTGTGGGCTTTATACCATTGGGATTTACTCTCAGTGCTCTATTAAATCGGTAGAACAGAAGGAGAAAAATGACTACCGCAACTAAGAAAATAAACGAACAAAATACAACCAACGACAAGAAAGACCCTTTACCTAAAGGTTGGTTAACTCCAACAGGTTTAGCTAAAGTTCTTTCGGAGCTTGAAGGTGTTGAAATTAGGCCTCAGCGTATCTACGGCTACGTAAAGTCAGGTAAAGAATTTCCTCACAAGAAGCATTCAGATGGTAGAGTGATCGTCGACGAAGCAAAGGCAATAGCCTGGTTCAAAGACCTCAAGGGGCGTAAAGCCGACAAAGAGGCATCTTCGATTAACCCACTTCCAGCTGTCTGATCTCCCAAAAGGGGGAGAATAACGGCAGAGCCCTCCGATACCCACCTTCCAGGGTGTCGGGGGGCTTCTGTCCTTTATTTAGTTCTCAGGATCATCCTTGATATTCCCTGATGATCCTCTATATAATAGTATCAAAGATTTGAGGAGTAGAATGCGTTGGAAATCATGGGATGCCACATTTCATAGACTGACTCGTGAAGAAAAAGATTTTATAGGCGACTTGGTTGATCATTGGTTAGAAGAAAAGGCCTATATGCTCGAAACAGCAGAAAATGACGACATGTTCATAAAAACAACAGAAGACCTTTTGAAAGTAACAGGATCAATTTTCCATAATGAGATGCTCGCACGAGCACTATTAAAGGAGTTAAGGTATGTCCGATGATACGGTACCTCCGGCCTTATTCGAACACGTAACGACTATCTATACGGCTATGAAAAGTACGGCTGAAGATAGTGAATCCGGTGTAGGTAAAGTTTGGACAGGTTTTGCAACGCATTTATTTGAAGAGCACAACCTTTCTATCCCTTATTACACGCAAGTAATGAGGATGTTGCAGGCTATGGACTGTCTACGTCAATTAAGAAGAGGAGGGGGAAGTGCCCCTTCTAAATGGTTGCTAGTTCAAGAGCCTACAATGGAATTATTCGACAGAGCCTGTGCGATTCCCGGAGCTTATAGAGGAAGCAAATCCGCTCAGACGGATCAAATGCTTCGAGATCTTAGCAACCGTGTAGGTGATCTTGAAGATAAAGTCGAAGCTTTGGTGGCCCCTCCTGGTGACTAGTCGTTTGGAGGAAGCCCGAAGATGTCCCTCGTGTAATTTTCCCGGGGAACTAACTGCGAAAGAACCCCGAGAAAGGGGTTCAATCGTATACACCTGGACCTGCAGAAACCAACGTTGCCGAGACGTAAAGCATGGTTGGATTATGCAGGTGATGGGTAACAACGAAATACCACTAAGAGAAGGAGCAACTAGTGGAAATAACAGGAACAATAGACGTCGACGAGGAACTATTTTGGACCAAAATCGATAACGTCATCGATGAAAAACTCGAAGACATGCGACAAGAAACAATGTTGCTTGATTCGGATGAAGCAATCGAAAACCAATTGTATGCTGTCATGAGACGTTATATAGATACGCCTCGTGCTAGTGTAGCCAACTGCCCGACACTTATTGCATTCGAAGAATGTGTAGTGAAGGCAATAACCGACAACAAAGAATGGATTGGACATGAAAACAACGTACGAAACGGATAATCGTTTCGCTAATCGCGGCTACGCACCTGAGGGAGCTACAGCCGTATATTCCGCTCGATGGATCGATATGGAAACTTGGGGCGATATTGTACCGGATAGGCAAGGAATGGCCTATGATGATACCAGAGAGCGAGACGTTCTAGCCAAAATAATGAACGTCATCCCCATATGGAAGCCTTTACCTACCTTTGTGAAGGCTTTTAACGAAACTCACGGTCACGAAGCTAATGGAGTATTACAAGCAGAAGGAGCATTAATCGATGGCCGCACTGTGAACTATCACATGTGGCGATCAGATCCAGGAACCAAAGGATATATCTACGTGGAGGCGTGGTTAAATGCCTAAAACAAATATAGAAGTACAACTATACGGTCAAGACGGTAATGCCTTTGCCATAATGGGAGCTGTAGTAAAAGCTCTTAGGCAAAACGGCTACACACCGGACGACGTTGACGAGTATAGAAAAGAAGCCATGTCTGGTGACTACGACAATCTCTTAAGAGTCACCATGGAATGGGTTGAAGTTGTCTAGAACTAGCCCTATTAAAGTTCTAGCTTCCTAATATATAATATAGGTATGGATTTATTTGACGAGGATCTCGGTGTCTTCGAATTTGAGGGCGCCGAGGTTCTACCTATACGAGACTATGCTAAATATAAGGGCTTAGCCCCACAGCTGGTCTATTACTACATTCGAACAAAGAAAGTCGAAACACATCTTTGCCAGTGTGGAAGGAAGATAATAAATGTCAGAGACGCCGATGAGGCGCTTACACATTCGAAAGAAGATCGACGTAAGGCATGAGGTAAAGAATAAGAGGGCTTGGTGTAAGAACTGCAGTCGCTTTATTCCTTGGCCAAAGACTAGATTTAGCTACGAAAGAAAGGGGAATCTATGGACTCAATTGACGTGGTGCAAACAATGTTCAAATCTGATCCGAACGAAGCAACTTTCTTAGGAGAACTTTTTCCCTTCCAACAAGAAGATGTAGAAAGAGTTCTAACCAGTAAAGAGAATCACCATTTAATTGCCAACGAGATGGGTACTGGTAAAACTTACGAAGCCATTGCCATAGATGTCCAAAGAAGACAGGCCGAAGATTACATAGATTCCCCTACATTGGTTATAGCTCCTTTATCCACTATCTCTAGTTGGAAGAAGCACTTCGAAGAATTAACCAACCTCAAAATTTGTGCTATCGACCCCAAGAAAAGGGATCGCTTCCTCGAGCAATTAAAGGAGTACAGGGCAAGTGTCTTCATTTGTCACTGGGAATCACTTCGCTTAATGCCCGAACTAGCCGGCGTAGGATGGTGGCATATAATTGCCGATGAAGTCCACAAGGCTAAGAATCGAAAAGCTCGTCAAACGGTTGCTCTAAAGAAGATAAAGGCCAAGTATAAATTAGGTCTTAGCGGAACCCCTATTGTTAATAGACCAGACGAGTTGTGGTCTATTTTGAATTGGATGTTTCCGAAAGAATACAGAAGCTACTGGCGTTTCTATAATTCCTACATTGAATTCGAAATAGGTCACCCAGGTGGTTACCACATTATTAAGGGTACGAAGAATATGGAGGAGCTTAGGGCTATTACTAGACCTCTCCTCACAAGGCGTACTAAGAAGGAAGTCTTAAAGGACCTCCCTGAGAAGTATTACACACCCATTGAAGTACCTCTGACTGGTAAACAGCGAAGAGCTTACGATCAAATGCGAAAAGATATGATCGCTTGGATAGGAGAGAACGAAGGCCAGCCATTAGTTGCGCCAGTAGTTATCTCTAAGTTAGTACGATTACAGCAATTAGCATTAGCTTACGGCGAACTAGAAGATGGGGAAGAGTTTGTCTTAACTACTCCTTCGGCCAAGCTAGATGTACTTAAAGAACTATTACAACCCGGCGAGAAGACTGTAGTATTTACGCAGTACGTAAAGATGATCAACCTTGTGGAACAAGAACTTCAAGGCCTTAAAATTGATACCCTCCACGGAGGTACGTCAAATCGAGGAGAAGTAATAGAAAGATTCCAAGAAGGTGATACCGACGTACTATTGTGTTCTATTGGCGCTGGGGGAGTTGGTATTACTTTAACCGCTGCCAGCAGAGTTATATTTTTAGACCGCAGTTGGTCTCCTGCAATGAACTTACAGGCTGAGGATAGGCTGCACCGAATAGGACAAGAAAATGCCGTTCAAGTCGTAGACTTAATAGGTCAGGATACTGTTGATTTAGGTAGAATGCAAAGGCTCGATCAGAAGTGGCAATGGATTCGACAACTACTGGACAAATAAATGGAAGATAAATCTATTATTCGAACCTCCGATAGAGGCAGATTCAAGCGATGCAGGCAACTGTGGGATTTCGAATCCCCCATGCGTCAAGGATATCGTTACACGCCCGGCATTAAAGCTTTAGATTTCGGTATAGCCATACATGAGGCTCTCGAACATTATTATGACCCCGATCGTTCTACCTATGCTAAGACCGTAAAGGAGGAGTTAGCGCTTAGAATCTTTAAGGACTCGTGTGCTAACCAACGTGCGCGTATTCTATTATCTCAACCCGACCTAGCGGTAGAGATTGAACAAGACTTCGAAGAGAGAGAAGAACTTGGTATAGGGATGCTCCAACATTACTTTATGCATTGGGAATTTCACGGCGAAGGCTTTACACCTGTGAAAAGTGAAATAGAGTTCGAAGTAGACATACCAGGCATAGATGCAGTTTATCAAGGTCGAATAGATCTAATTATTGAGAACGAGGAAGGCTATTGGATCGTCGATCACAAGACTGCGGCTCAATTTACTGATACGTCCTATCTCGACTTAGACATGCAGGTTAGTTCATATTGTTGGGCAATAAAGAAACAACTAGGCATCCCTATCAAAGGGGTCATAATGAACGAACTACGCAAGTCAGTACCTAAAGAACCTGCCGTAAATAAAGACGGAACCTTAAGCCGAAACAAATCACAAAGTACCTCTGGTGTTATGTTCCGCTGGAAACTTAGACAGCTTGATTTAAGTGAGGACCCTTACACGGAGTACATTAACCATCTCGATGCCGCGAAGCATTATTTCCGTCGAACCGTCCTATACCGTAGCGACGCTGAGCTTGCCAATGTGGAAGAGTTGATACGATTAGAGGCGTTAGATATGTTAGAATCCGAAGTGAGGATCTATCCTAACCCTTCTAGGTTTAACTGTAATGGCTGTTCTTTCTTTGCACCTTGTTTAGCAAAGATGGACGGTGGAGATCCAGACTGGATTTTAGAAAAGTCTGGTCGCTACTCAAAGGAAAAATATTAAATACTTGATAACCCCATTTGTCCTATATTATAATAGTTGGAAGGAGTTAAATTGACCAAAGAAGAAGAAGTGCTAACCGCCAATACATTAGGTGGCTTAAAGGTAGAACCAGTTAGTAACAGGCCGCAGAGCTTAAACATGTTAGTATATGGTGACCCAGGAGTAGGAAAAACCGTCTTAGCGGGTTCCGCTTCTGAGATAGATATCATGTCACCCGTGCTATTCATTGACGTTGAGGGGGGCACAATGTCTCTCAGGAATAAATATCCTAACGTCGATGTAGTTAGAGTTTCCAGCTGGCAAGACATGACCGCTATTTATAACGATATCGCTTCCGCAGAACCAAAGTACAAGACCATTGTAATTGATTCTTTAACGGAAATTCAGAAGTTTAGCATGTACAACATTATGAGAGACCTTGTAAATGCTGACCCAGATCGAGATCCAGACGTTCCCGGCATAAGGGAATGGGGAAAGAATGCAGAACAAATCAGAAGGTTTGTTCGAGCTTTCAGGGATCTCCCCGTGAATACTATATTCACGGCATTAGCCGCCCAAGATAAAGATCAGAAGACAGGAGCAGTCCTTAATCGTCCTTATCTTAGCGGAAAACTAGCATCGGAAGTAGCAGGCTTCCTCGACATCGTATGCTTCATGTATATTAGAATTGTCGATGGAGACGTGCGGCGACTGATGCTTACGTCGAGTACTGATAGCTGCGTCGCAAAGGATCGCTCTGATTCATTGCCACCCGTACTTGAAGAACCCGACATGAAAACAATCCACCAAATAGTAACAGGAAACTAACTATGGTAACAGTAAACTTTTCGGAGACATCGAGCTCCGACTTTGACTTAATTCCCGCAGGGAAATATCATGCCAAAGTAACAGGGGGCGAGATGAAAGAATCTGGTCCCAACGCAAACAACCCAGGTGCCCAATATATAAATTGGGAGTTCACCGTTCAGGAAGGGCCACAAGAGGGTCGCAAGGTGTGGACTAATACTTCACTTTTGCCTCACGCCTTGTTCTCGCTTAAGAACTTACTCTCCGCAGTGGGTTTCGAAACATCTGCAAGCCTCGACTTTGAAATCGATGCAATTGTCACTAGCGACTGTATTATTACAGTTGGACATCGAGATTTCAACGGCGAAGCTCGTGCAGAGATTAAGCGTTTCGGAGCTTATGATGCCGGCAAGTACCAAGCATCACAACAAGCGCAACTACTTCCGTAATCACTAACCAATGATCGCATGGGCCCCTCAAGTATCGCATCAGGTTTTTCCTTCTTTCTTCCTGATTCGTGCCCTCTCGCTTGGGGGGTCCATGTTTATTAGAAAGCTCCCCTTTGAATGGACCCAAAGCGACGAGCGATCTACGAGTTTCTTTTCGAAGATGAAGAAGGCTATTTCTGTATAGCTACCAGGAATGCTCGATCAGGAGTATTCAGTGAGAAATTCTTTCGGTATCCCGAGGAACTCGACGACGCTTTAGAACACACCCAGAGACTTAAAGTTACGTGCGACGTATGGTTCTGCCCTCAGTTATTTTCCCATCCGCGCCGTAAGAAAGAGTACGCTCAACTAGTTACTGCTGCTTGGGGCGATCTCGATGATTGCCACTATAACAAGATGCTTATAGAACCTACGATTGTATTTGAAACCTCTAAGGACAGATACCAAGCCCTATGGCGATTCACAGAGCCCATCCATGCCACGGACGCTGAAGATATAAGCAGGAGGATAGCTTACTTCCACGAAGCGGAGGGCATGGATAAATCGGGATGGGATCTCACGCAATTACTGCGCGTTCCACTTACGGTAAACCACAAATACGCGGGGACTGTGGGCCTGAGGGAAGTAGAAGTAGAACTAGCTCGCCCGGAACGTAAATATAAGCCGAAAGAATTTGATAAGTATCCTGAAGTAGAGTATGCAGAAAAGCAGCAGATTCCTTTTCCAGAACATCTACCTAAAGAATCGGCTACAGATCTTTTAGAGTTCCATAGGATGACAATCAACCCCCGAGTGTGGACTTTATTTGAAGAAGAACCTCATACGGATTGGTCTAAAGCTCTTTGGCAGTTACAACTATTACTCTTTGAAGAAGACTATGGGCCGGCAGAGGTATATGTAATTGTTTCTGAAGCTGCTTGTAATAAATATAAACGTGACAAGCGTAACCCTCAAATGCTATGGAAAGATGTAGCTAGGGCTTACGCCTCCTTTAATGAGGAGGGTAGGGCACCTTACGAACCTTCAGATAATGATGAGCCAGAAGAGGTACCCGCCCAGGGCGACTTACTTACAGACCAAGAACGAGCAGAAACCAAATTAGAAGTAGATTTCGTAGAAGAATACATTCAATGGGCAAGGCAACAAGGAGACGCAGCTTGGCAATACCACCAAGCCGGAGCCTTCGTTATTTTAAGTACCTTATTATCTGGTCTCGTTGTTTTACCGACAAGTTACGGAAACATGTATCCCAACCTGTGGTTTATGATTCTGGCCGACACTACTTTAACTAGAAAATCAACCGCTATGGATATGGCGATTGACTTTCTACAAGAAATCGATTCCGATGCCATATTAGCAACAGATGGGTCTATAGAGGGTCTGTTGACTTCTATGTCGATGAGACCTAGAAAACCTTCTATCTTCTTACGAGATGAGTTCTCTGGTCTTCTAGAAATGATGACTAAGCGCGACTACTACGCCGGCATGCTAGAGACACTTACTAAACTCTACGACGGAAGAAGCCAGAAGAGAGTTCTAAGAAAAGAAACAATAGACGTTCGAGATCCCATATTGATTCTCTTTGCAGGAGGCATTAAAGAACGTATTCAAAGTTTGTTATCTTACGATCACGTGGGGTCTGGATTCCTACCACGAATGCTTCTAATTTGTGCGGAAAGCGATGCGAGTCGCTTAAAACCACTAGGACCCCCATCTGAGGCCTCATTGGACAAAAGAGATGAACTTGTAAGGCGCGCTAGGCAAATAAAGAATCATTATTCTCCAAAAGACGTGCAAACAGTTGGTAACGAAATGCATATTCCTACTTCTTGGGAAGCAGCCTTAACAGAAGATGCTTGGGTTCGTTACAACAAGTTTGAAGCTAAGCTGGTAGAACTAGCCTTACAGTCCACACAAAAGGATATTACGACTCCTACCTATGATCGCCTAGCAAAGAGTGGTCTAAAGATTGCAGTCTTATTAGCCGCTAGTAGACGACTAGCTACCAAGATTATTGTAGAAGAAAAGGACGTTATTAAAGCATTTTCCTACATCGAACAGTGGCATAAATACACTGTGGAAGTCATCCATAACCTAGGCAAGACGACTCAAGAAAGAACTATTGAGAAGGTTAAGGATGCAATTGTAAGATCTCCGGGAGTTAAACGTTCGCAGCTAATGCAGCGTTATCGTTTGACTTCAAGAGACGTTGAACTAGTATTTGGTACGCTAGAGCAACGCGGCCTCGTTAAGAGGATAAGAGCAGGTAGGGGAGAACGCCTCTACCCAGTTGAGAAAGGCTAGTCATGAATGAATACGACTGTGTCTGTGTTTATAGTGGAGGATTAGATTCGGCAACTATGCTTGCCGATTCTGTCGAAAGATATGGGGCAGATAGAATTCTAGCCCTATCGTTCTGCTACGGACAAAGGCATAAGAAAGAGCTAAATTACGCTGCGAATTTGTGTATCGAATATGGTATTGATTGGAAAGAAATTGACATTACTTCCATCAATCAGTTGTTACCAGGTAGCGCCCTTACGGATGACGTAGATGTCCCAGAAGGGCATTACGCAGAAGACACGATGAAGTCCACAGTGGTTCCTAATCGTAATGCTATTATGGCAAACATAGCTATAGGAGCCGTAGTAGCCTATGGTGCAGTAGTTCTCCGGCTAGGAGTACACGCGGGAGATCATCCCGTTTACCCAGATTGTAGACCGGAATTTATTGCCCATCTAGAAGCACTAGCTAAAGTAGCCAACGAGGGCTTTATTAAAAACACATTCTATATCGATTGTCCTTGGCTGTATGTAGAGAAATCCGATATCGCCGCCAGAGCAGTAGACTTAGGACTTGAGTTCGATATGACTTGGTCTTGCTACAAAGGAGGCGAACATCACTGTGGAAGATGCTCCACTTGTGTAGAAAGGTTAGAAGCAATTGATCTTGCGGGATACTCGTCGATTGACACCACTCGGTACGAAGACGACCAATACTGGAAAGAAGTCATTGCCAATGCAAATAATTAAACGCCTCGGGGGCTATCCTTGCTGTCACAGGCAGTGGAAAGATGATGGTCACTGTCAGTATCTTCACGGGTACGATCGTTGGATAGAGATTACCTGGCAAGGGGACCGAGACCAACGTGGGTGGGTTGTTGACTTTGGAGCCTTAAAAGGTCTCAAAGAAATATTCGAACATCAATTCGATCACACTGTTCTTGTATCGGAAGACGATCCTTTCAAAGAATTGTTCTTATCTCCCGCCTTAGATGGTAGGATATGGGAGGCTAGAGAGATGGATCCCACCATGGAAGGTATGGCCCTCTGGGTCAAAGACGAAGTGGAAGCTTGGACAGCAGAGTATATTGATGAAGAGGGTGGCGATCCTACTCTCCGAGTAGTTAGGGTTGAATGTTGGGAAAACGAGAAGAATGCTGCAGTCTGGCAAGAAGGGGCGGACTATGCCTCAGCTTAGGGTTTCGGAAATTTATGGCAGTATTCAAGGCGAAGGTCACTTTGCAGGAACTCCAACTCTATTCTTACGCTTTGCTGGTTGTAATATGCGGTGCCCGGGATGGCCTTGCGACACTGAGCACGCGATTAACCCAAAAATTTGGAGAGTCGAGTCGATAAAATATTCTGTTAATTCTTTATTGGAAGAAGTAATTATTTCTGCTCATCAGTATGGTATCTCGAATATTTGCCTTACTGGTGGAGAACCATTTATGCAGCCTAAGGATAAGCTAAAGGAGTTATGTAAAGGCCTTGAAGAGAGTGGATTTAACCTCGAAGTCTTTACAAACGGTTCCTATTTATTTCCAGACTGGTCTAGCACCATTGTGAAGATGATGGATTGGAAGCTGGAAGGTTCCGGCGAAGCAGATACTAATTTAGATACTCGCCTCATGAATGCGCTTAATTTATCTCCCATTGACGGCATAAAGTTTGTTTGTAAAGACAAAAATGATTTCGATGAAGCTAAGCAAGTCTGGGCTCGTCTTACTACCGATGATAGGTGGAGGGGTGCTCAGATATGGGTAGGTTCCGCCTGGGATGAATTACCCGAAAAAGAGTTAGTCGACTGGCTTCTAGAAGAAAGACTGCCTTGGAAGCTTAACGTACAAGTTCATAAATACATATGGCCCGCAGATGAAAGGGGTGTTTGATGGATGAAAGATTCGTAGACCGTCGATTGGAGGTTATGGCAGAAGAACTTTTAAGTTCTATCTTCGAACCGTTTTGGAACGGACGCGACGATGTTGATAAAACTCCAGAGCGATTCGTTAAGATGCTTAAAGAACTTGCGCATGCGGAAGAATTTAACTTCACGATGTTCCCTTCGGACAACAACGAAATGGTAATCGTCCAAGATATCCCATTCGTTTCGCTCTGTGCTCATCATATAGCTCCGTTTGTAGGAAAAGCTCATATAGGTTACGTGCCTCAAGGTAAAGTGGCGGGGCTATCAAAGCTCGTCCGCAGCGTAAACTACATGAGCAAAGGTTTGTGGTCACAAGA